TACTGATAAAGTTCCCTATATAGTGATAAACCATATATAGTTTGATTATCCGCTCTGCTTGCGCAGGACGTTTAAAGAAACTAAATGTGGCTCGGATCAAGTCTGGGTGCTCAGAGATAGGCAAGTTCCAGCCGTGAGTAGCTTGGTTTCGAAGGAACTCGTGAAGAAGTGAATACTTCTTCCAAGTTTCTAAGAAACCCCCGATACTAAAACCTGACACCTCAGTACCTGATATGACTATCCTTTTGGCAAACTCCAGCATCCTCTCGGATACTAGAGTCTTTTCATCAGAGATAGGCATATCAAGCTGAGAGCATAAGATTTTATATTGAAGAGCTACTTCACGATTGGCTATAACTAAATCATCACCTAACAGACAATAATCAGGAAAATAACAACCAGGTTTTACAACCAGGGCATTAATTGCTGATAATTGTACCATTACGTGATGACTTAGAGCCATCGCGGCCCAAGAGGAGTATGCTCCCATTGGCTGTCCCGCCCGATAATAAATCGGGTGGTCGCAGTCTTTGTTCACAAAGGCTTCTCCTACTAGCAAGCGTTTCCATGCTAAAGCACTTTCCCGCCCGACCAAATTAGTTAAAACACTAACTTGGAAGTCAACAGGCATTCTGTCTGTTGCAGCGGAGAGATCGTAGCAATAGTATGGACCGGTAGAGGGCAAGGAAGATTGAAAGTCATCCTGATTAAAGGTAAAATCAGATGGTATATTTCTCAATATACCCATTAAAGCGTCATGAAGAGGCTTTAATGCTGTCTGAGTCCAATAATCAAGGATGGCGATCACTCTTGTCTTACCTTCCTTATCACTAAAGTAACTAAGCTTACGAGAATACGTTTCAGCCTTTACATGGATTTTCCTCCATATCTCCATCATCGAGTATCCTAAACCGGTCAACTGAAAAGGCTTAGTCATAGCTACTTGAAGCGCTAACCCACCCAAAAGGATAATATCTTCCTTTTGTATTGGAGACAAGGCGTCCAAGTCAGTTAATGACGTTGCCAAAGCAGGCCCGTTTGGACCACTCTTTGTAGAGAAATGAAATCCTGTCCAG